GACGGCCGCGGCCGCCTCGCGGATCTTGGTCGGATCGTCCACCGCCTCGCGCAGGAGCTTGGCGGCAGACCGTTGCCGCTGCGGTATCCAGCCGAGGAGCCCGCGGAGCATGGCGCCCAGGCCGGTCTGCCAGAGGATCACGCACAGGGCGATCGCGAGCCCCGCCCACAGGGCGAGCTCGAGCGTCCCCTGCCACGCCGGCGTCGTAGGGTCCACGAGCGTCGCGTCCACCGAGATGGCCGCGGCCTTCTCGATGATCTCGGCCTGCTCCGCAACGCCAGCGGGATCGTCGTGGTCCATGAACCGCGACCGGCTCGACTCGGCGAGCGTGCGGATGTCGCCGGCGTTCGACGCGATCCGCTCGGGAGCCGAGCAGCCGACCAGCAGAGCCAGCACCAGGTACCTCACGGCAACCGGTTCTCGAGCTGGGTGACGCGGTACTCGAGCAGCTCCTGGTTGGCCGCCACGTCACGGATGAGCACTTCCTGCCGCCACAGCGTGCCCACCAGGAGACTCACCACGCCGATCGTGAGCCCGATGATCTTGGTCCAGTCGGAGATCGTGAGGGTGACCCGTTGAGTCGTTCCTTCAAGCGTCATGCGAACTCGTCCTCCGCCAGGATCACGTCGGGATCGAGGCCCACCGCCGCGCACATCGCGCGGATGCGTGCGTTGTCAGACCAGAACCACGCGAAGTTCGAGAACAGGAACTGCTCGTCCTGCGGCAGCGCGTTGATGAGCCCCATCACCTCGGCGACTTTGCCGGCGGCCTCGACCCGCACGAGCATCGTGTCCTTGGAGACTCTCCACCGCGGCGGCGTGTCCGCCGGCGGCTCATAGGTGCTGATCGTGCCGCTTGGCGCGTTGGCGTCTCGCCAAGCAATCGCCTCCGCTTGCGTAGCGAAATCCGTGTAGCCGTTCAGGAAGGAGACGCGGTAGATCATGTCCAGAGCGCCGTCTTGTATGCCACGCGGAGGTAGCAGTAGTCGATATCGAAGTTGCTCGCCGTGGCCGTTGCGTCGGATTTCTGGATGCCGAAGAACGGCGCGAGCGCGCGGCCTGCGCCGACAGGTAGGTTGGTCGTGTGCGTCGCGACCAGCGATCCGTCGATGTAAAAGAGCGCGGTCAACGTGCCGCTGACTTCTTCCACCAAGATGCGGAAGTGCTTCCATGTATTCGTGGAAACGGCGCTGATTCCGGTATCCGTTCCGGTCGCGGTGGTGTTCTTTGTCTGCGCGTAGTACTTGGTCGTGTCTGTGGAGTCCACGATAAAATTCGCTGCGTAAAAACCAGCGCCGACGTTTCCTTGGCCTGAAGATGAGAAGCCAGCAACCATGACGCCCGGAGCGGATGCAAAGTTGTTATCTACAAAGCGCGCCTTAAACCTTATTTCGGAGGAAGCGACATCCTCGAACCGCCAGATCCGAGAGGCGAAGGTGTCGCTGCTCATATAGAGAACGGCGCGATGGTTGGCGGCTCCGGTTCCGGTTGACATGCGGATGACGCCGACCGCGTCATCTTCGTCGCCAGCAACATACGACGGCTGAGATGATCCAAAGTTGTACGCTTGGAACGGATTGTCTTTGCCGTTCGGTGCCGCGAACGTGGTGAAGATGCGGAGTTCCGTGGTCGGATCGAGCAGGCCGCTGCCGCCGCCGCCGCCGCTCGGCGTCGCAGGCGCCCACGCGGTGCCGTTCCATGCCACCACCTGGCCGGAAGTCGCGCCGCCCTGCTGGAGGTCTGCGAGCGCGTGAGTGTGCGCGGTTGGCGTTCGCGCATCGCTCAACCGAGAGTCGTTGCCTTGGCAGAACGTGCCGTTCGTGGTGCCGAAGTCGCCGGCGACCAACTCGCCGCCTACCGAGGTGATGATCGGCTTGAACGCAGTCGTTCCGATCGCTCCGGCGTTGGTGATGTTGCCGTGAGCATGGCTCGTCGGCGTACGCGCGTCGCTCAAGCGCGAGTCGTTGCCTTGGCAGATGGTTCCGCTCGTGGTGCCGAAATCCGCCGCGATCGTTCCGGTGCCGGTGATCGTGCCGCCTGTGAGCCCGGTGCCTGCGGTGACGCTGGTGACGGTCCCGCCGCCGCCGCCCGAGAGCGTTGCCGGCGCCCACGCCGTGCCGGACCATTCGAGCACCTGCCCAGAGGTAGCGCCGCCTTGCTGGATGTCGCTCGGTGCGTGCGTGTGAGAGGTTGGTGTGCGGGCATCGCTCAGGCGCGAATCGTTGCCCTCGCAGACCGTGTTTCCGGCGGTCCCGAAGTTCACGTCGATCGTGCCGGAGGTGGTGATGTTGCCGCCAAGCAGTCCATCGCCGGCGATGACGCTCGTAACGGTTCCGGTGCCGCTCGGCGACGAAGGTGCCCACGCCGAGCCGTTCCACGTCACCACCTGGTTCGTGGTGGCGCCGCCCTGCTGGAGATCCGCCAGCGCGTGCGTGTGCGCGGTAGGCGTGCGTGAGTCCGAAAGCCTGGCGTCGTTGCCTTCGCACGCGGTGCTGGCGGTGCTGCCGTACGCGACCGCAAACGTCCGATTCGCGGACAAGTCGCCGCCGCCGGTGAGCCCGGTTCCCGCGGTCATCGTGACCGATTGCTGGGCGTACGCCGCGGTGATCGTGAGCTGCTTCGAGCCGTCGATCGAGAGCCCGCTGCCAAGCGTGATCGCCTCCGCGCTGCCGGCGGTTGCCGCCTGGCGTCCCAGCAGCGTCGGCCCGGTCACGTTCTGGATCTTGTCGAACGTGACGGCGTCGGCGTCGATCGTCCAGGTCGTGCCGCCGCCGCTCACCGTCAGGTCGCCCTTGTCGCCATCGGTGACGCCTCCGCCTCCGCCGCCGCCCGCTGGGCCTTGCGGTCCCGGCGCCGAGACGATCAGGGTGTTGCCAGGGTTGACGATCACTGTGGCCATCAGCGCGTCTCCGGGATCACGGCGAAGCTGCCGTAGAGGAGCGGGTAGTCGATGCCGCCGGAGCTCACCACCCAGATGTCGTAGCGGTGCGTGCCCTCGGTGAGAGCCGCAGCTGCGGCGTCGGTGATCGTGAACGTGACGAGCCCCGCCGCGGCGGTGATCGTCGCGGTGATGCCGGAGCCGGTCTCGCCGATGATGGTGCCCGCCGCGTTGCGGATCGTGAGCTCTGCGGTGTAGCCGGTGAGGTCCACCAGAGCGCCGGCGGAGTCCTTCCACACCACGGAGCAGATGTCGGTGGAGCCGCGGTAGTAGGTCAGGTCGTGGTAGCCAGGGGTCACGGGCAGGCTCCGTCGAGGACGTTGGCCAGGGAGAACACGTAGCGCTTGGCGCCGCCGGGGCCCCGCATCAGCCACAGCTGCACCGCGGCGTCGGAAATCGGCTTGATCTCGAAGCCGGTCGGAGCCGTGGTCAGGCTCCAGCCGGGGCCCTCCGCGCCGGTGCCGTTGTTGAACGCCTCGCAGAGGTTCAGGGCCTTGCCCTTCGCGGTGGAGGTGAGCCCGCCGGTGCGGGTCTGGAACCCGCCGGCGGTGGTCAGCTCGATCTCCTCCCAGGCGTACTCCCAGCGATTCGTCGCACCGCTGAGGAGCGTGGCGCCGGTGATCTTCGCGTAGATGAACCGCGTGCGGCTCGCGCTCTCGTCGTAGGTGCTCGCGGCCTTGCGGAGCGTCTCGCCGCTCTGCGTGTTCGCAGCGGCAGCCGCCACCATGCCGTTGAGCATGGGAGCCGTGAGGCGACCGAAGCCAGTGCGGAAGGTCCTCATGGTTCAGCGGTCGGGTAGATGGCCTCTGCACCGCCGAGCACCTTGATCTTGCCGGTGGCGATCGATGGAGCGGTCGCCGCAGCCAACTCGGTGCCGCACGCCACGCCAGGCGAGTCAAACGCGAGCCAGCCATCCGTGAGCCACTTGAGCTCGTAGGCCCCCATGAGGTCCGCGAAGTCCGCGGTGTCCTCGTACGGCTGAAACCACTTCACCGTGTCGGCCTGGTCGTTCGCGTCAAGCAGCGGGCGCTGCTCCTCGTCAAGCTCGGGCTGCTGCTCGAGGTGGTACCAGGTGTCGTAGACGAACTGGTACGTGAGCCGCACCATCTCGTCCTCGTCTGGCGTGGCCTGAATGCCGGCGAAGAGCACGCTGCCCGCGGGGAAGCCGAGGAAGGTCCCGCTGTTCCGCTTGTTGACGTAGGTGGCGACGTCGGTGAAGTCCGGGTATCCGGGCGAGTCCACGGGGTCCGCGGTGTTCCAGAGGAACTGCACCTCCGTGTGCACCTGCACCACGTCGCGGTGCTTGGGCTTGCCGCCAGCATCCACCTGGGTGCCGCTCGAGATCGTGGCGCCCGCGCTCGCTGCGGTCGCCGGATTCGCCTTGATGTAGAGCTCGACGCGGCGCAGGCTTGTCGAGTCCGAGCGGAGCACGTCGGGCTCGGGACAGATCACGTTCTTGCTGGTCGCTGCGAACCGGCACTCCCACATCGACTGGCTGCTGTCCACCGGAGTCCAAGACACCGAGCGGATACGGAACAGTTCCGCCCAAGTGCCGGACAGCGTGGCGTCCCAGTCGGCGATCGTCATGCCAGGCCGCGGCAGGTCGGCATCGTCCACCACGTTCAGGGCGTAGGTGAACGGGTCCCAGGTGCGGGGCGTCGCGGTGGCCTGCGTCGCTCCCTCGGTCGCCCAGACCCGGTAGACGTACTCGACCGCGGAAGGATTGGGCGGGATCGCACGGGTGTGCGTCTGACTCACCAGCTTCTTGGTCCAGTAGACGGCCATGGTCAGATTCCCGGCCCGGTGGGCTGACCCATCAGCTGAGTCTGCCGCTCGAGCTCTTGGGCGATCTTGGTTTGCATCTGCTCGGTCTTGGCGCTCTGGCCGGTGAGCAGGTCCCACAAGCCAGCGAAGAAGCCCACCTGCCCCTGCGCGTCGGCGTTCGTCATCATGTCGGCCTGGCGCTGCTGCTCGAGGGAGACCGCCCTAGCCGCTTCCTCCATGCCGATGGCGCCCACCGCTCTCGAGATATCGCCGGCGGCCTGGAACTGCCCCGCCTGCATGAACATCTCGCCAGCCTTGCCGCCGAGTGCGCTGCCAACCGCGAGCCGCTGCATCTCGCTCATCCCCTTCGAGATCTCCACTAGGCTCTCGGTGAAGTTCCCGATGTCGGAGCTGTTGAGCGCATTGAGCATCTCGTCGGTGATGCCGAGCCCCGCGAGCTCTCGCCGCTTGGAACGGTCCATCAGCCGCTCATCGAACGCGGCCCTGGTCTGCATCAGGTCGTTGGCGGTCCTCTCCTCGCCGCCAAGCAGCTGGGCGGCGAACTTCGCCTGCTGCTGCCTTGCTGGCGACAGAGCCAGCTGGGCCATCTCCTGCACGTCCTTCTTGCCCTGCTCGGTCTGGCGGCGGTTGGCCTCGAGAGCCATGGTCAGCCCGCCGATCGCTGCGAACAGCGGAGAGCCGCGGAGGAGCATGCCGGCGCCGGCGCCGAACCCGCCGCCGATGCCTGCGGCGGACAGGGCTCCGCCGGCACCGCCGGAGAGCCCCTGCTGCGTCGCCTTCATCTTCGCGCGGACCTTCGCCATCTGCCGGTCGAATTGGGCAGTGTTCGCGGTCACCGCGACGTTGAGGCGCGTGGTGCGGCTCACTTGAGCACCTTGGCGAGTCGCCGCTTCATCTCGGGCATCAGCCTCGAGCTGACCGTCATGTAGACGCCAGGCAGCACGTGCTGCCCCTTGATGACGCCGCCAGCCTTCACCTCGCCGCCGCGGAGCCGCCGGCGGTCTCCCCTGCCAGCGCCGGCGCGGGATCGCCGATCTCGTTCGGTGAAGTGGAACCGCCAGCCAGGCAGCGCCGTCTCGCGGCTCCCGCCCGACACGCGGACGCCGATGGCGCCCCAGACGGCGTAGCGGTAGTTCTTGATCTTGGCGTGCAGATAGTCCTGGAGATGGAAGCCAAGCCGCAACGAGCGCGGGTAGTTGGGCCGGGCCATCTTGGCGCCGTCGCCCAGCACCTTGCGGATCGAGGCGATCGCCACCTTCTGGCGCAGCTCGACCGGCAGGCTGAAGAACCGCCTGTCCAGTTGCCGCACGTCCATGTCGAGGTTGAGCTGGATCACCTGCGTCTGGTCCTGACGGCCTTGTAGAAGTCCTGAATGCTGGCGGGCCTCTGCGGCGCCGCCGGCTTATCCAACAGACGCCAGGCTGAGAACTCCGTGGCAGTCAGCCTCTCCGTCTCCTCCATCGATTTGCCGAGCTTCATGGCGAGGTGCATGAGCTGCCGCCTCGCCGGGGTGAGGAGGGGCCTGCATCAGCTTGCCCACCTCCTCGACCAGCCTGGTCGCAGCCCACGCCGGCATCCGGAGGGCCTCGGCCTCCTCGTCCTCGCGGAAACAGGGGCTGCCGTCCTCGTTGCAGAGGAACCGGCAGAGGTACCAGCCAGCGCCCTTGCCATCTGCATCGATCGCATCCTTCGCGGTGGGGACGCGCAGCCACACCGCGCCGAGTTGCGGGAGCTCGACGCGGTGCGGCTCGCGAGAGGAGAGGAGAGCCTGTCTCATGCTGCGATCGTCACCGCCCCAGTGACCTGGCAGGAAATCGAGCATCGCACGGCGTCATCGATCGAGGCGCTCACGGCAGCGCTGGTCGGGATCGCGTTGCCGGTCACGGAGCCGTCGCCGAAGTCGATAGCGAACGCCCTCGAGGTGCGGGCGAGCAGGTCCTGCATGAAGGAGTCGTGGGCCGTCTTGTTCCAGAACACCTCGACGGTGAACGACGCCTGGTACTTGACGCCGATGAACTCGCGGTAGGCGTTGGCGCCCAGGGTGCTCACGTCGATCTGGGCGCCTTCGATGGTCACGTCGCCGATCGAGACGAGATCACCCACCGCCACGCTGTTCCAGGTGAAGGTTGCTGTGTTGCCTGACTGTGCGGCCATGTTCAGAGTCCCGTGTAGTGGATGCGGTACTGCGTCTCGACCTCGTAGGGCAAGTCTTCCTCGCCCTCACCGATGCCGGTGTCGGTCGGTTGCTGCTGCGAGTAGTGCAGTGAGGTGATGACCACGGAGCCGTAGGTGCCGGCGGCGCCGTTCAAGGCACCGATCACGGCAGCGGCGAGGCTGCGGGCGGAGCTGTAGGTGTCGGCGATCGACGTGACCGTGACCGTGGCGGCGGTCAGGCCGGCGGTGCCGGCGAGGCCGCGGATCGGCTCGAAGTCATCCACCACGTAGACGAGCGCCGGCAGCGCGGTGCCCTGGACACGCTGGTGCGGGCTGATGCGGTCGCCGGCGATAACGCCCACCGCGGCGTTCCCGGCGAGGATCGTGTAGATCGCCTGCTCAATCATGCGACCCTCACCGCGTCGATGAGCATGACATCCTCTTCCTCACGCTCGCGCACGAGGCCCTGAACTTGGAGCCGGTCGCCGCGGTACTCGAGCTGGGCGGTGGCGTCGATGCCGGCGTTGATGCCGGTGCGCCACCTGGTGCGGATCTGGTACTGCGTCCGCATCGCAGCGCCGTCGCCGTAGCCGATCTCGCTGGCGCCGGTCGCCCGGACCTCGGCGTAGATCGTCGGGCCAACCGTGAGCGTCTGTGACCGCTGCCCGTAGGCGTCCACCGCGGTGCTCGCGGTGTAGACGGTCACGCGGTGGCGAAGCTGCCCGGCGCT